GATGCAGATCAATCCGTGCACTTTGTTGTTGAACGCCAGTCGGGCTATTTCCAAAAAGGACACAGAAGGTGATGATCTGAGTACTGATGTGTTGGAGACCCTTGGGTGTCATTATCTTTGCACCTTTGAAGTGTTCGACAACAAGGACAACATTTTGTCTAGGCATGGAGTCTTAAGTCCCACTACATTCCGTGTGCGCTGGCATGAAAATCATTTCACACCCATTGGCGTCGTTAGTCGTGAGATGATGATCAGACCTCCGTTAGTCCCGAGGAACGCTCCGAAGGGTCTTCAAGAGTTGATCAATGAACTGAGTGCCTTGCCTTCCATGTCATGGAGTGAATGGACTCCCAGTCCGACCCGAGCCGCGCAGTTAATTCGTGCGATGATTGAACGGACGACGGGGACTTTGGCTGGCAATGAGTTGAACATGGAACAGTTGAAGGGATGGGAGAACATGTGCGAAGGTCTCAAGAAGGATGTTAGAGAGAGGTTCATTTCCGTTGTGGTTGGAAGTCCAGGATGTCGAAAGTCGTCGGGAATTCAGAAGGTGTTGCGAAAGAAGAAGTATCAACGCGACAATCTGTTTGCTGTTTCGATGGCTACCAATACCTTGGCTATTGACTGGAGAGACAAGCTTGGGGTTCGTGACAAAGATCCTGTCACGAACCGACCTACTCCCGGTCGATACGTGTCTACGTTTGAGAGGTGTGTTGCAGACGGCAATTGGGGTTGGGTCATGGTCCTAGATGAAGACAAATATCCAAAAGGTTATATTGATTTGTTGGCTGCGTTATTCCCTTGGGTTGGTCATTTCATTTTCATGTGTGATCCCTACCAGACAGAATGGCATGAACCGAATTCTGCGTGTCATTTGAATGATCCTGCTACCTTGGGAAACGCTGCTTTCTTGTTTCCTCATGCAACACGATATCTGTTTGGAACTTGGCGTCTTCCACAAAACATCGCTAACTTCTTCCAGTTGCCCACTTGGAACAGGGGAGAAGGAAGTTTCCACTTTGCGGTGAGCCCTCCAAAGACATGGACTGATTTAGCTCAGTACTTTGGGCATCGGTATGATGAAGGGGGTCTTCAGGAGTTGTGGAAGCGACGGATGATGATGGTTTCTTCTCATGCTGCCAAGAGTTGGGTCGATGCACTCGCTGAAGCGGATAGTGCTACATTCTCTGGGAGTCAGGGATTGTCCGTTGAATTGGCTATTGTCGAGATTGACGTGCGTGTTTTGAGACTGACCGATCCGAAGATGATCTTCACTGTCTTGACAAGAGCTAAGGAGGTATTACTGGTCTGCAGCTACTCCTTGGATGGGACAACGCAATTGTTGATTGAGGCCAATCCCGTGTTTCGACAGTTGTTGAAGTATCGTCAGACTTATCACCCCGGGCAGATCGTGAAGATCCATCCCGATTGGACTGTGGACATTTTCAAGTTGGTGAATCCTTTGCCGACATCAATGCAGCTTGTGCTAGCTGGTCCACCACAATCTATGGTTAATCATGATTTCATAACTCAATTGATTGGGAAGCCTTGGGTAGGACACATCAATCCGGATGATCGAGAGAACATCGTTCCGACAGTATCTGAGCCTGTTTGGCCTGTCAATGCCGTCAAGATCTGTATCGTTTGTGACAAACGAGAAGGTCGCCATGACCACTTCGAGTTCGCGAAGGGGTATGGCAATTCTCGACAAGTCGTTTCTGATGATGCTGGTCCATATTGCTCTGAGGTTTGCTATGAGCATCACATGTCGTTACAACCCAAGCGTGGAGGTGCCAGACTGGATCCTTTCAGTGAAGTTTACAAGGATGCCAGTGATTTTAAGCCGTACATTCTGACCTACAAACATGAGTTCGTCAAGGAGACGAGTGTTGCCGAGAGGGTTATTCCTGGGGGCAAGTTAACCACCCATCTCCCAGTAGTCAATGAGAATGAGCTAATCGAGGCCAATGATTCTGATGTCCTTGAGAGGTACGAGCGAGAACTGTCCTACAAGCGGATTTTCAGTCGTCAAGCACCTGACACGCCCATTGCATATTGGAACTCCGGAGATCGCAGGAAGCGATGGATGAAGGCCTATCGTGAAGGGTTGCCGTCAAAGTTATCTCGCAGAGACAAGGACGATGCTGTGCGCAAAGCTTTAAAGCAAGGCATGGATTTCGACTTTACTCATTACAATCCTCACCATTCTTCATGGGGATTGGATCAACGTTCAGATGATGGTCCCTCGTTCGCCGCCGGAGTTGCCCAGAGGACTCGTAGGAAAAC